TAAATTTTATAATATGAAATTCAAAGCGTCTAAAAAACAAATTGAAAAACTAAAAGAATTTTTAAAACATGGAAAGAACGTTGAATCAACTAAAAAAAGAATTCGAGATCATCGCGACGGCACACCGTCAAATCAATGATTTCTTTTTCGGCGATTTCCTTGATGCCGTTTCGCGCGATGCCGTCCAATATCCAATCATGATTGTGACTTTGCAACCTGGAACAATTGGTGATTTCTTTGTCGGAGTCAATTGCATTATTTCAATTGCTGACAAATACAACATCCAAGAATATAGACAAATTGACGAAATTCATTCGGATTGCTTATCCATTTGCAAGGACATTCACACGACATTCAAGCAATGGCGTTTCGAAGAATTCCTTGATGTTGAAGGAACAATCGCGACAACACCATTTATCAACCGATCGCACGACGTGACGGCCGGTTGGACGATGAACATGTCCGTCAACATATACGATGAAGAAAACTGGTGTGAAATACCTTTCGACAATTACGATTTCGAGAACAATTAAACATAATATATAGATGAACAAGCATTTAAGATCATTGTCTGTTGTGTTTTTTATTGCAGCTTATGGAACGTCGGTCGCAATGTATTTCGAAGATGCCTTGTTCTTGAAGTTTGGTGGTGTCGCGCTTGGATTGTTCTTGACATTCCAGTTGATTGAAAAATTTGAAAAATGAAATTACAATTATATATATTACTTGCGAACATCCGTTTGTCATTTGCGAAATTGCTTGCGGTTGTTGGCGCGTTTTTTTTACCAATATCCGGAATTTTGTTCCTGGTTGGATTCGCGATATTTGTTGACACCTTAACCGGACTTTGGAAATCAAAAAAGTTAAAAATTAAAATCACATCGCGAAAATTATCCGCAATTATTTCAAAATTATTTTTATACGAACTTGCCGTCATCGGATTTTATTTGATTGACTTTTGGATTCTTAATGATATAGTCAAACAATTCTTTTCAGTTCCATTAATGTTGACGAAAATTCTTTCATTGGTTCTTGTTTCAATCGAAGTCATGTCCATTAACGAAAATTATAAGGCGGTCAAAGGAATCGACATTTGGCAAGCAATGAAGTCACTATTCGCCAGGGCAAAAGAAATTAAAAACGATATCAATGGAATTAGATCAAACGAAGATAGTTCAACACCGTCTATCTAACGACCAATTTTTTCAAGACGTTCATCAAAAGAAACAAATTTATTTGCATCACACCGCCGGCGGTGGTAATCCGGTAGCGGTTGCGAAATATTTCCAACAAAAAGAAGAAAGAGTCGCGACGGCATTCGTGATCGGTGAAAAAGGAACAATCGTTCAATTGTTTTCGTCAAAACATTGGGCGTATCACCTGGGATTAAAACCGGAAGTTTTCGCCGAAAAAGCAATCAATTATCAAAGCTTGGACAAAATATCAATCGGAATTGAAATTTGTAATTTCGGAATGTTAAAAAAGCAAAACGGAAATTTCATCAATTATGTTGGTGGCAAAGTTGACCGATCGCAAGTAACGGAATTGAACGGCAAATATAAAGGTCATATTTGGTGGCAAAAATACACCGACGAACAAATCGAATCAACGCGTCAATTGCTTGTCTATTTATGCGACACTTACGGAATTTCAAAGGAATATAATGATTCAATTTTTGACATTGACAAGCGCGCTTTGCGAGGTGAAAACGGAATTTTCACGCACAATTCGGTTCGTCACGATAAGTCCGACATTTACCCTTGTCCGCGAATGATTGAAATGCTGAAAAACTTATGAAAAAACTACTTGCATTTTTAAGCGTTTTAACGATGTTTGCTTGTTCAAGTGAACGCTTGGCACAATATCATTATAAAAAGGCCTTAAAACATGGCTTGAAGCTTGTCCAGGATAGCGACACGATTCGAATTGCAACGATTGATTCGGTTGCGGTGATACGATTTGATACCCTTCGATACGAAAAGATAGTTCGATTCCGTGACTCGATAGTGTTTTTCAAGAATGTACATCTTCCGAAAACGAGATTTCAAACCAGGATCGAATATCGCTACAAGACAAAAATTTTAAAGCAAGAAGTTTTAAAATATAAATATATATATAAGGATAGCAAAGAAAAGCGCAAAGAAATTCAACAACAAAATCGCAAAATTAATTGGAAACTATTTTTTTGGGGATTTTTATCCGGCTTCGGATTGTTTTTCATTTTGAGAATAATCGATAAATTTAGAAGAATAATATAATGATAACAATTATAAATGACAAGTTCATCACAATTGTCGGCGATGTTGCAACCGACATTTTTGATTATTACGGAGTTTCCGAAATGCACGGATTGAATCGAGCGGATGCACAAGCGCAAGAAGTTGACATGACGACCGGAAACGGCGTTTATATTTATGGATTCACCAACTACGATCCAAGAGATGTTGAATTGAAAGCGGAATCGCCATTGCTGCCGTTTATTTTTTTAAATTCAAAACACTTTACCAAGACATATTTTGACGCAACCTTGATAATGCACGAAACCAATCACATGGTAATTTTATTGAACGACTGGAATATAAAAGACAAAGAAGAAGCAGCAATCACACAATCGGAAATCTACGCCAATCGAATCATTGAAATTTTGGTTTTAAAAAACATTCTTTGATAAACAATTTTAGACCAAGATTAAAGCCAGATGAAGCCGAAGTTTTGGAAAAATATCGGGCAATAAAACGCCAATCCGAGAAGTTCGGCCTTGACGAAAAGAACGTCAAACATGGTTGGATCAAGAATAAAACGGCATCGCTATTCTTCAAGAATCCGAACTTTAAGACCGAAAATCAACAAGGATTCGAAACGATGAAACAAGAAATCATTGATTCGATTTCAAATTATATTCCGAAATACATTCCGATTGAACGCGACGAAGTCATTGAAGGTCATTTGTTGGTCATTGATCCGGCCGACATCCACATCGGAAAGTTGGTCGAAGCTTTCGAAACCGGCGAAGATTACAATTGCCAGGTTGCCGTCAAAAGAGTTCGCGAAGGCGTCCAAGGAATAATCAACAAGGCGAAAGGATTCAACATCGACAAAATTCTTTTCATTGGTGGCAATGACATCCTTCACATCGATACACCCACGCGAACCACCACCGGCGGAACGCCACAAGACACCGACGGAAATTGGTATTCAAATTTTTTAACCGCTAAAAAGTTATATGTTGAAATTTTAGAAATGTTGTTGCCGATTGCCGATGTTCATTTTACCTTCAATCCGTCGAATCACGATTATATGTCCGGGTTCTTTTTAGCCGATGTCATCCAAACTTGGTTCAAGGATTCCAAGAATATCACTTTCGATTGTTCGATTGCGCATCGCAAAGGTTTTTTGTATGGAAAGAACTTAATCGGAACAACACATGGCGACGGCGCAAAGCAACAAGACTTGCCGTTGCTAATGGCTGCCGAATTTCCAATGGAATGGTCGAAATCAAAGCATCGTTACATTTATACGCATCACATTCACCACAAATCGTCAAAAGATTACATCGGAATTACCGTTGAATCATTGCGAAGTCCGTCCGGGAGTGATTCCTGGCATCACAAAAAAGGATATTTGTCAATAAAGGCGGTGGAAGGATTCCTTCATCACAAAGAATTCGGCCAGGTTGCCAGGTTGACGCACATTTTTTGACTAATATATTAGTCAATCAAGCGCATTTTGTCACGTTTTGGCTAATATATGCGACATTTTTTTCCAACATAAACGGAATATATTCGGTTTAGTGGTGGGATTTTTCCATTATAATTTACAAAACAACCGTCTTTCGTTATTTTTATTTAACGTTATTCAGGCGATGACCTTATTTTTGTCCGCAATTTTAAGGCAATAACCTTATTTATCAGGTTCAAATTATAGCGTTTTTTGTACATGAGGACAAAATATGTCCATTTCCTTATTTAGAATCATTATTGATAGTGCATTATTTTAAAAAAATGTTGATAATAATTTGCATATATAAAAATACCGCCGTAGATTTGAAAATAATTAATCAAAACAAATTATGAAAGCAGAAAAAATAACAATCGAAATCGGACACAAAAATGAATTAGTTTTTGTTAATTATAAAAACATGGATGTAATGAAAGCAATGCAAAAATTACAAAAAGAATATAAAGGATGTATTATTTATAAAGTCATAACAATATATTAATTAAAACTAAATTTAAAACTATGAAAGAATTCATCAAAACGCTCGACTTTTTAGAAAAGCAGCAGGAAGAAAATTCCTTGACAACTTACCAGTTACACATAATTATTCAAACAATGTCAACATTTATTAAAGATGAAGATTTGAAAGAAATTATAAACGCGTTTAATCTTTTTAAAAACTAAATTATGAAAAAGAAACTAAACAATCTAATTTATTATTTCACACCGATAACCGATGAACACAAAGACATTTTAAACACGTCAATTGTCTTCGTTTTGTTTTGGGTGGCCGTTTATACATTTTGTTATTTAACTAATCTTTAAAACTATTTAAAATGAATCTCGAAGAATTAGAATTTATCGACCAAAACAATGTTTGTCTTTATTACGAAATTGATAATATTCAATTTCATTTAAATTTTACCTGGGAATTCCTTCATTATAACCAAGAAGACGGCGAAGGTAAAATTGACGTTTACGCCGAAGATTGCCAACAATGGATCAACGGCGTTTGTCATCCATACTTTCCAACAAACCAAGAAATGCGCGAAGTAAAATCGGCAATTGAAGACATTGTCCTTCAAGATATGAACGGCTATGGATTGGGCGAATGGTTGGAAAGTAACGAACTTGATGATGAATATTTTGATGAATACTAAAAACAAAGAAATGAAAGTAAACAAACAACAATGGATTGACGCAACGGCCAATCTTAAAAAAAGGCGAGCAGCTTGGAATAATTTTGATGACAACATCAAATTGGACAAACCGATTCGCAATTATGGCGATCATTTACAAAAATGCGGTTACGGTAATTCAATTCTTGATGTTGGATGCGGATCGCAAGCGCTTCGAAA